GACCATCTTGTGATGTACCGCCAACGATCTGACCTATCTTTGCTGCACCTGCACCATAGATAAACGCATAGATAAATGTCTTGGCCTGATCACGTGTATCAAGACCTGCTGCCTTTTGGTTTGCTGTATGAATGTCACCTTCCACAACTTCTTTTGTAAAGGAAGGATCGTTAAGATAGTGGGCTAATGCCCGTAGTTCAAGCGAAGAAGCATCGCAACCAACAAGAACATTAGCTGCATCTCCAACAGTCCAGCATTCTCTACACTCCTTACCATACGGTGAATAAGATGCAGGAACTTGTGCCATGTTTGGAGAATGATGTGCCATCCTACCAGAGATAGCACGTAATGTAAGAACTTGTCCATGTACTTTACCATCCTCATGTACCGCATCAATCCATGATTGGACCTGTGCAATACGTTTCTTTAACGTAAGATATTCTGCAATCATCTGTGCTTCAGGGATATCAACTCCGCGAAGCACAGATTCATCTACGATTGCATGTCCTTTTTCAGTGAACTTATCTGGTTGCCAGCCACATCTAGTTAGTCTATTAACGATCTGCTGACGACTGGCAAGATTAAATGTTTGGTAGTCAATTGAAGTGTGTGGTCCTGCAACTGTTGTTGGGTCTTGTATATGCCGCAGACCCACAGAAGAAAGACTACCATCTTTTTTGTAACGAGGTGTAACCTCTTTAACCGCCACAGGAATAGGAACAAATCTTGTTTGAACTTCTCGTTCCAATTCAAATGACTTGTCTTGTAACCGTGCGGTAAGGCTAGTTGCTTTCTGTAAATCAAGAGTAAACCCATTCCTTTCTTGTTGACTGACCAACGCACGTATCTTGTACTCAAGATCAATAGAACGTCGATCAATCTTTTGTATGTCTGGTTGAAGGTTGATCCATACCCGTTCAGTTATGTCCACATCTCTCTTACAATATGTGACCATCTCTTCTGATAGGTGACTAAAATCTTTAAAGTCAATCTTATTGAACTGAAGTTTCTCACCCCATGCCTCAAGAGAATGACCGTCTTCTCTAACAGGATTAGTTAGTTGAGACAGTATCAATGTGTCCTCTACCTGTGACAGTTTGATCTGTGTACCTAACAATCTGTTAAGGGTAGGTGCATCAAACGATATACCATTATGCATTATAAACTTGTTCACTCGTTTAGCAAAGATGGGAAACGTCTTGATGCACTGATCACCCTTCCAGACATGGTGCTTACCTGTTTCTCTGTCCTTTGCTACGATACAGTACACCAGTGTAGCGTTGAGAGAATCAGTTTCAATGTCTAGAACTACATCCATTAGAGTACCTCTTCTAAGTTATCTTCCTCCCCATTATCACCTAGATTGTCTACTTCTGTCAAGCGTCCTGTATCACTATTAAAGAACAAGTGACATGCAACACCAGTATCTCCTGCGTATCTGTTCTTTAGTACGCGAATGGTTGTAGTGTTAGCAATGTTAGGATCATCTGATTGCTGATCACGTTCCATAGCTACCACTGCATCAGACAACTGTGCAATAGATTGTGATCCACGTAGATGAGCAAGGCTAACTTCCTTACCATCTTCATGCCCCTTGTCACCACTGCCTCTGCGTAAGTGAGAGACAAGCAACAGTGCTACGTTAGTCTCTTCAACAATAGATCGTAGCTTGGTCATCAAGTTGTCAATGTTTCTACGTTCATCGTCACCCTCTAAGCCTGACACTAGAATGGACAAGTGATCAAGGAATATCCACTTGCAGTCCAAGGCTTTGATCATGTAGCGAATGCGACCAAGTATCTCATCAGTCTTCATACTACCAAAGTGATCGAAGGCAAAGAACCTACGTGTACCTACCGTTGCTTCTTGCCATGTGGTCAGGTCTTCACGGCTGAACTGCTCTCGTATCTCTCTGATATACAGTCGAGCGTTAGCTTCAACTGACATTAGATGAAAGATAGTTGAACGTACATTCTCTTCCAAAGAGATAACACCAATGTTTTCTTCTGTGTTATTCAGAACATGGTGCATAAGTTCTCTGATCACACTTGACTTGCCAGTACCTGTACCTGCAGTGAACGTAACAAGTTCACCAGTACGAATACCATACAGCTTGTCATTGATACCCTGCCAAGGATAGAGACAGGTCTTGTAGTTACCTTCCTCGTACAGTGCATCACCCATGTCAGCAAGATTAAGAATACCTGCTGGTGTATAAATCTTAGCGTTCCACCATGCACGGGTAAACTCTTCACGCTTACCACTCTGAATGTATTCACAAGCATCTTTGTACTCAAGGTGTACGATCTTGCATTGGTTAGGTTCAAAGAGAGAGGCAACCTGCTTTGCTGCCTTGCGTCCTGAATCATCATTGTCAAAGCACAGGACGATGTTCTCGTACTGTGACAAGTATTCTAGATTTGCTTTGCAGTTGCGTAGTGCAGATGCTGCACCGTCCTTGATGGAAAGGACAGGCCATTTACTACCAAGCATTTCATATGCTGCGAGTGCATCAAGTTCACCCTCACAGATAGTGACATACTTACCACCCTGATTGAATAGGTTCTGTCCAAAGAGTGTACCCTGTCCGACATTACCAATGGCTCGAATGTCCTTGGGTAAATTACGAACCTTGTCACCTACATGATTGTTGTCCTTGTCATAGTAAGGATATAGATGTTGTACAATCTTATTAGAGTTATCTTTTACTGTACGTACATTATACTTCTTACAAGTAGCCTCTGATATTTTACGGTCAGGAATGCTAGTGATCTGTCCGTTAACTGTCATTGGTCGTACTGTGCTTTGTTGTGGTTGCATTGTCATGTCTTCCATATCGTTTGATTTAAAGTAAGTAGAACAACTGAAACAGTATGAGTGTCCATCACTGTATGTCATACATGCATCACTTGAGTCACATGCAGGACAAGGACCACGCTTCACCACGTGGCTTTCCGTTTGCATCATAGTTTCACAATCCTATAAACAGTTTCGCTTGTGTCACCATAGACTGTCAGTTTACGCTGACTATGACTTAATCTATTAGAGTATTTAAGATGGTTAGTCAAGGACTTTATTGACTCAAGAACATCACGCATCTCGTCTAGTGTTCCTGTATCAATAGATTGATTGATGGTCTTGTTCACCAGACGGTACATCTTTTCTCGTTCCTTTGTGTTTAAGTTTACGTGAGTAGAGTGTTTTGTCCTTGACTACCTTGTGTCCCAAGGCACGCATCCAACGCCAGTTAGGATCACGCTGCTTGGCTTTCTTCTTCATCGCACTTACTCCTCTTGGTTGTTTAGTAACTCATCGACAAACGCCATATCACCTGCCATAATCTCCTCTGTTTCAATGGAAGCTAACTTCTTTGCTTCCTTTCTGTTATAACCTTCTTCCATATAAGTAGACAGTAACTCACGGAAGATTGTCTTACGATCTTTTTCCCACAGGTTTTTCATTTACCCTGTCCTCTGTACCTTTTCCAGTTCTTACGCTTATGTTTATTTTTTGGATTAGTATTGTTTGAATGACCAATGCTTGTCTGTTGGTGCTTATTCAATTCAATCTTGCTGTTAGTTCCTATGTCTTTTTTACTTGCCATTAGTTAATGCTTCCCATGATACAGGATATAAATCCTTAATGATTGCGTTCCAATTTTCTGCTAGTTCTTGTATCTCTTTTTGTGCGTGCTTGTCAATACGTAACTTGTAAGCACGTGCAAATGCAGCAAGAGAACCAGTAACATAATAACTCGTATACATTGACTGAGGCAAGACCATCCTTGCTTGTTCAGGACACACACCTTTTCTTAATAGATTTTCATACGTCCACTTGCATGTGTTCAATGCATGTTGATATACGTCAACCAATGCTGGCGGCACACCTTGTACAGTAGGATTAATATCTATCTCTTTCTCACTACTACCTTGCTTGGCATTGTCTGCTTTACCTCTCCACATATCTGGAGTGTAAAACTCTGGAGTATCGTCAACATACCGTCTACTAACTTCATTATAACTAAATCCTATTGTATGTTTGAACCTTTGCCTTGCAACAAAGATAGGAATAGTTTCACGTAATGTTATTATGCAATGTGTGAAGGGTGTGAAGTGATTGTGCTTGGCAAGGTAACGTATCAACGCAGTGTCCTTCGATGACAGTTCTCTACGAACACTATGGTTTACTTCCCAATCACTTTCCTTGTCAAAGGATACACGTGCAGAATTTACTACAGTTAAGTCTGTGCCAAGACAAGATATAAGTTCAGTTTGCATTTAGTTTTCTTTCTGAAAATTCTTCTAACTTTGCTTCTGCTGCAGATAATTTATCTTTTAAATAATCTACTTGTTCTTTAAGTTCTTTCGTTCTTTTGTATTGTTCATACAGTTGTTCATTTAATATCTTAACTTCTTTTTTCAAGGCAAATATTTCTGTTGTCATAACAAAAACTCCTTAATAATTTTATCTCGTACAGTTGTTATACCTTTTGCAATCTCAAATAAATTATCATGTTGTAGTTTACTTGCAGGTTCAATATCATTTACCAAGTCTAGTAAATCATTTAGTTCTTTTACCAAGCTAGGCATAACTCCTGTTGTATATCTACTCATTCTCATTTCTTCTTCTTCAATTAATCCCGACAAGAATATACGTACTCTCATAGGATCAAGGTGATTTAATTCTACTCTAGATATTTCTTCTGTAAATTGTTTGATGTTATCTAACAACATTAGAAGCTGTCCGTAAATCCAGAGTCAGGAAAGTCTAGTTCAATATCTCGTTCACATATCCTCTTCTTCCTAAGAGAATCAATATAGTTTACTAGACAATCTAATTCAAATATTAAATCAGAAGATAATTGTTTTATCATTAGGCTTGGATCAGACAGACAATCTTTTACTAAATCTTCAAGAGCAACTTTAAATAAAGTTCTCAAGCCTTGATCATCTTCATGATCATACACTGCAACATACAATCCATCATTATGTATTTCAAGTTGGATACGTGCAACCCGCTTTGGCATTTCTTTAACAAGCATAATAGTTCCTTTCAGTCTGTTGGATATTCTACATCTTCACCGTGCTGCTTGATGACACTGATAAAGTTTGCATGGTCCATTAACATATTCATAAGAGATTGTCTAGGTACTTTTATTTCCCTTGCATTCTTTCTTGCTTTATCTACTGCTAAGTGCAGAAGATCAAAGTCTTCGTCGCTTGTGTACAGTTTCATCCTCGCCTCTTAAATGAGGGACAAGCCTACTACACTGGTGTAGCAGACCTGTCCCATTACAACAAGCTAGTGGATTTGGTTTAAGTAGGAAGGAACTTCAAAGTCGTAGTCGTCTTCCCATTCTTCAAGACCGTTGAGAAAGTCATTGATATCCTCAATGTCTACCTCTTCCAGATAGTCTGCGTCCACAACATCCATGAGGTATGCACGCATATAGTTTGGAATGTCTTGATGATCTTTGTACTTGTAAACCATAACAGTATCCTTTCTATTTGTTGTTATGCTACTTCAAGATAGTCAGCAAACACCTTGCTGCCAAGCCATTTGCTAACCTGTTCTTGACGCTTGAACAGTGTACCATTATCACCTGCCTTAGTCAAGTCGAAGCGACCGTCATCACCGTGGCTGGCATAGTGGGTCATAGCTGACACAACGGAGAAGATGTTCTTTCCACGTGTCTGTACCTCATCAAGGTACTGTGCAAACAGACGATCTGACAGACCATTACGTTTCTTAGGATCATCTGTCGTACCAGTGGTGAGAGTACGGAACAGGTTCATCACCTTACGACTGTCCCAGATGCGAGTGTCTGCCCACTTCTGATACTGATCGACAATATGTTTGTGACGCTCAATGCTATCATCGAATGCCTGAATAAACCCATCGACTTGGAAGTTCTTGGTGTGACGCTTACGTGCTACATCAAAATGTCCGTTGATCTGTCCATTGGTGCAGAAGAAATCAATCACTCCACCATAGAAGACAACAGAAGAAGAACCATCAAAGGTATTCTTCATGATGTACCGCAACCCAATATCAGTACTGTGTCCTGTTTTAGTTTCAACAGTACGTTTCATCTTAGGTAGAACGTACTCTGCATAGCAGACTGCACCACCCTTGGTGATATGATCTTTGATCTGTACATCTTCCAACACTGATGGATCAAAGTGATTGACCATCTGTTCCTGCAAGGGAATGAGAACCTCTTCGTTCTCTACGACACGGTAGTTAGACTTGACGACAGACAAACAACTATCCTCTTCACTGATACCATCACCCTTGGTTAGCATCTTGTAGTTCTGTGGTACAAGACCACTGATGATACCAACAACTTCCTGCTCAAAGACAGGAAAAAAGATTTCACGGTCGTTCTTTGTCGTAAGATGTTCCAACATCATATAACTCCTTGTACTTGGTTGCTTCAATAATTGAACGGAATAGTTTAGTCCTAGTTCTTTCCCGTCCATCTTCACTGACAGAAACAATTATAACTCTATAATTATCTTTGTCAAATCTTTCTATATAAGAATAACAACTGTCTTTCATTGTTACTCTTTCTGTTCTATATTGTCAAGTCTTTCTTTTACATCTTCTAGTTGAATGTAATTTATCACACCATGTCCACCAGAAGTAAGTAACATAGCAGGTGCTAGACAACCTGACAAGACTGTTGCTGCCACCATGATGGCGATCCATTTTTCCATGTCGCAAACCTTTCTTTTTCGCCAAGGTAATAGTTACGGTACGCCTTGATAACATTGATATTTTTGTATTCATCAGGCATACACTGTGGTGGGTCTTCCCAACCTGTTGCTTGTAGTTCGTAGGGTAGTTGCATTAAATTAGAAACAATTCCTTTCCGCTCTGTTGCGTGCATCTTAGCGTATCTCTTGCTGTACTCACGGCAGGTATGGGATAGCAACCTATACAACCAACGATAGTGGTGCTTACTCTGCCTTGCCCACACTGCTGACGGGTGATTTTTGTGTGTGGACTTGTAGCATTCGATGCTTGGCACACCGTCAAGTTCATGGTGTGCGGTTGATAGTAGTTGTGCATACTCAAGAATCATCTTGACAATATGCTTGTCGCAATGATATTCTGCACAAACTTGTGGGTCATTGTGTAAGTAAAATATATTCATTACTCTTCTTCCTCTAGTGATTCGAGAACGTCTTTCAACTTAAACCCAAGACGAACAAGTCCTTCGACATATTCGTCTTTACTTATTACACCATAGTCATGTAATGTATTCAACTTGTCTACCTTTCTCTGCCAAAACTCTTCGACAGGTACAACATTACTATTGTTCCGCTTCGTCATACGACATACCATACTTCTCTCTCCATGTTTCACAGTACTCAAGATACTCTGACTTGCATCTCATTGGATCGAAGTACCAACGAGGCATACGATCATAGCGGCGTTCCATTTCGTCTCGCCATTCAAAGAATGTCATCATAGTTTTAATCTCCTTGCAGCTATGCTGCATAGCATCAGTATCACACCGTACAGCATGACCATTACAGAAAGCCAATGCTCTTGCACTGACTCGTTGTAGTATGTGCCAAGCAAACCTGCAATAGCACATACTACACCAATGATAAGCATGACGTTAGCCATGTGTTATACCACTATAATCTGTGGACAACAAGATACGACTCTCCTCACCGTAACCATCTTTGTACAAGGTAGCAATCTCTTGCTCATTGCCTTCTGCATCGACAGCTACGACAGAAACGGTGTGAAAGTATCCCGCTTTTGATTGTGAAGGTACAGTATTCTGCATCAGCTTTAGTTCTGACACACCAAATACATTTGTTGGTCCTACTCGCATAGTCTTACTCCTCTTCCAGTAGTTCTAGTTGACGCTCATTGTTGACTGCATTAACCAACAACGAAATCTGTTCATCGTTCAATACTTTCTCCATATTTTGGAGATGCGTATCGGAACTTTCTTGTAGTTCTTTGCGGATTTGTTTGATTGATTTAGTCATGGTCTTACCTTCACTTGTGTTTCATCGTATTCAATCTGAGCATCAAGATTGTCCCAATCCAGATCACTAAGTTCCGCTGCTTGGTCTTCTGCCTTCATACGGATAAAGCCTCGCTCCGTATCTGTCAAGGGACGGTCGCTATCGACTGTGATTACAGTTGATTGCTGGACGGTACGGTATACCGTTATTTCGTATTCACTCATTGTCTTACTCCTTTGCCTTTTTCTTTTCAATGCGAAAGATTTCTTTCTTGTAGTCACTCACGTTTGCAAGATAGTTAAACTTATGGCGTGACCGTTTGAGATTGTCAAGAAACTTTTCAAAGTCAAACGTACTGTTCTCCAATGCTTCAAGTAAAGCACCATGAAACTGTTGTTTTCCTACAACATTATGTTCAAAGGTAGGATTGGTTGCACACCTCTGCATTCGCTTGATCTTAGACAGTCTATCTTTAACATGTTCCTCGTTGAAGGAATCATATTTCAAATTGCCTTCTTTAAAATTCCAACTACCACTTTTGTAACTGGATGTTTTATTAAAGATTGCAATAAGAATACTATGAGACACAGTATATTCTTCTTTATATTTCTTATATATATTATATACATTTGCTGTCTCAGGACGTTGTGACCAGTAGTTTGCAAAGTCTGTTAACGTCCAGTTACGTTGGTGTGTGTTCATGTTGATGAGGTTCATGTCATTGTGACTGTCATCAATCATAATGTAAAAAGGTTTGGACAACATCTTTGCTACCTCATATCTATGTTGTCCATCGACAATAACAAGAGACTCGTTCTCTTCTCGCACTACAATTGGTCGTAAACGTAGCACATCGTTACGCTCGACTGACTTTTTCAATCTGTCCACATTAATATAGTTTATGTCACGATTACCATGAACACCTTGCAAAGTATGGTATAAGTCATCACTTGGATTTACTTTGTAAATCTTATTAGATACTTGCAAGTTCTTCGTTGTCTTCTTGAAGAAGTTTAACATGACTAGTCCTCTATTTTAGTTGGTCTTCCCAGTACATCTCAGCAAGCATCTGTTTTTCTTCATCGAACAGATGTTGCCAAGGCTTGTGTTGAAAGAATGGATCGTCAATACTTTGATACCAATTCTTTATCTCGTTCTCTATAGTCTCTTCCCATGAACTTATCATGTAACATCTCCTCTCGTTTCAGATAACACTTAGGACAATATAGCTTGTTCCGCTCAGTGATGATTGCCACATCTCCACAGACATGGCAATCATCTTCGATGTACTTCCTATCTTTTGTGGACATTCTACTACACTAGTGTAGTGTATCAATTACAAAACCAGTCGTATCTTTCTTGGCCTTGCCTTTGGCATATAGTGCTACGACTACGTTATCAGGATCAAGAAATCGTAGATCGTCCGCGTCACCGTCGATAACCTTGCGTCCCAAAAACTCTTTGGGAATATTGTTCTTGTCCCTAAATACTACTGCCATATTAGCACCGTAGTCATTGGCGTATCGCACTACATTGTCTCGATATGCATCGTTCGCCTCGCTATAAGACAAAGTCAAGTGATAGTTACTAGGCCAGTTCTTAGCTACCCTGTTATATACTTTGGTATAGTCATAGAACTGAATAGCAGGATAGTCTGTTATAATATCTTTCCAGTTATAGTCAGACGTTCCGTTCAGTCGCACTACAGGCTGTATACCTTTACGCTCACAATACTTCTGGAACTTGTCCAAGTCTTTGCGTAGTAGTGCATTGAACTGTTCCGGCATTTGTAACAATAGCTTAGACTTTCTATGCCTAGCAGCTTGCACATTATTGAATGCGCCGCGACCTGCTGTATTCAAACATCCCGCTTTGCACCCAGCTTGCCTTGCCATAGGACATAGAAAATCATCCGGCAAGAGGTACAGAATAGCAGTCAAATATTCTGACCCGTCACCCTTCACGGTCTTTGCATTGTTGCCAACGCCAATCAATTTGTAGTTACTCATTGCCTTGTCTCCTGTTACACTAGTGTAATCTATCGTTGTACCTTATAAGACTTGCCATTCATCTTGCAAGTCCCACCATTGGTGAACATGCCAGCAGG